ATATTATTATTTATATATAGAGCTTGCACAGCAAGTGGTGAAGAGCTTGAAGGACTTGCTATTGAAAATATTTGATACAATTTTTCAGTGTTTATTTTATAGTAATTTTTAGCAGGAAGTCCTTTTTTAACCACTGATATAATTCCTTCATCTTGTAAAACTTTAAATGCTTTCCTTTGATAGTATGCATTTATGCCTGTATTATTTTCTATATTTTCTTGTGTTGAATAAAAACTATCGTCAATTAATTCACCTGTAATTTTATAATTGTTATATTCAGCACATAATTCTCCAATTAAAATAGCACAATCACTGCCATATAACCTTATCAGTGTTTTATTACACATTATATAGCCGTCTGTGCTTAATAAACTAATTATGTCTACCATGATTACCTCCCAAATAAAAAACTCAACCTGTGTACAATGGCGGTCATACACAAGTCGAGTCTCGACCTTGTCAGTATGTAAACCTTTCGGTTCCGCCACACCGACAAGGCATTTTAGTTTTTGTTGACAACAGTTGGAATCAACAAAAGCATGAAAAATATCATTCTTCAATTATTATAATATCAAACAATTTACAGTTTGTAAAGTGTTTTTGTTACATTACCTCGGGTTTTTATTTTTTAAAAACTCGGAAGTTTCAATAATTTGTTCGTCTACTTCATTAGTAACTTCATCCCATAATTTTTGCTTTGCATCTATATAGTCACTTTCTGAAATATCATCAGGAAGTGACCTTTCGATACAAGCTTCAAAAGTATAAAAATTATCCTTAATTTTAATGCTTGCTCTTGATGTGAATTTAATTGTCATTTTTGGCCTCCTTCTTTTTTGAAACAATAAGTCTTTCTTGTGTTTTTACTATCTTACAATCCTGTAATTCAACAGCATCTAATTCACCATTATAAATACAGTCTTCTAAAACATCCATATCAACATATTCTTTTGTTTTAATACATCTTGTAATACCTAACTGTTTTAATAATTTGAGAAGTTTTACCTCGTCAAAGTTTTCAGTGGTAATAACCTTATAATGTGCCACTAAATCATTTACACCGAAATCATTAAGATTAGCACTTGACATGATTTTTTTAATTTCCAAATTATCAGTGTCAACTTGCTTCTTATAACTGTCCATCTCGGATTTTAAATTGTAATACCTCTCTACTAATTCTCCTAAGTCTTTAATTCCTGCCATTTAAACAACCTCCTTAAATTTATTTGTTATAATTATTGTACTACAATCTAACTTATTTGTCAATATTTTCAATAGACTTTTTGTACTTATGTGTTTCTTTATGTGAAGGATTGGTATACATACCATACACACCATTTCTTCCGAGTACGATAGTAGATTTGTAATGCTTTAACTGAACTATCATATCTTCTGTCCACATATTGGGCATTCCTTTCTGGTGTACCATTTTAACGGGAACAGGTAAATAAGGTTCTGCACCGTCTTTAACTCTCTTCTTTTCCCACGAATACCAATTTTTAAGTGTCCAAATTGTGATTTTTAATTTTTCACATACCTCGTTAATATTATACATTTTTTCATTCATAAGTGTTTTACTCCTTTCATGCGTTTAAAACTCAGCTCTGATGAAGAGGCTCAAGCCTCTGATACCGTTTAGTTTACTAAATAATCAATAATTGCAGACTTATCACCAATTATATGTCCGTCAATTATAGCATCACTCATTAAACCTTTTTTATAGATTAAATTGTGTATTTTTTCATCAATAGTATCTTTTGTCAATAAATTATAGATTGTTATTTTATTTTCCTGACCTATTCTATGACACCTATCAACCGCCTGCTCATATAAAGCTTTATTCCAAGGTTCGTCAACAAATATTACAACAGTGCCGGCTGTCAATGTTAAACCTGTACCCATTGCTCCTATTGTACCAACAATAATCTTGCAATTATCATCTCGTTGAAATCTATTAACAGCTGATTGTCTGTTGAAATCATTAGTATCACCTGTAATGCAAGTAACACCGCCAGGATATGTTTTTAATAATCTTTTACATATCTCATTTGTCATTTGAGTCCAATTACTAAATATGATAACTTTTTGCTCATTCGCAATAGCTTCTTCAACTAAATCTTCCATTCGGTCTAACTTTGCACTTTCAGTAACAATATCAGAAATAATTCCTGGATAACCTGTTGCTTGTCGCATACGGATTAATGCGGATAAAGGATTGGTTAAATCAATTTCGCCATTAGCCAATGCACTTTTAATACCCGCTTTAACCTCTTCATAAAATATTTCCTGTTTACTTTCCATTTCTACATATTCGTCAACATAAAGTTTTTCAGGTAAATCAAGAACATCTTTTTTAAGTCTCCTCAACATTATTTCCTGTACTTGATTAGTTAATTGCTGCATATTTTTATACCCAACAATTTCATAACCACCATATCCGCCCATTACACAATAATGATTTTTAAATGAATAAAAAGCATGATTTTCATAACCGAGCCATCTTAATATTACATATAGGTCAAGTGGGTTATTCATAAGTGGCGTTCCTGTCATGCCTATTTGACATTCTGCAATACACTTTAAAAATCCTTTTGTTTGTTGTGATGTAGGGTTTTTCATCTTATGCATTTCATCTGCTGCAATCATGCTTATCTTTTTTAATTTGCATAATTCAGAAATATATTTTGATATACTTTCATCACGCAACGATTCCACATTAGTAATAATAAAATATGGCAAAGTATCAATTTTTTTCAAGTCTGATAATTTATCAGTTGTACTACCGATTTTTAATTTATCTTTATTTTTACCCCTTGTGATTTTGCGTTGACCTAATATCCAACACCCTTCATCTGAATGTGTATGTATTTCATTTACCCAATTCCACTTTAATGTATTAACACCACAAACAATAAGACAATGCTCATAATTATACATAAGTTTTCGAGCAACTGCTATATCAATTATTTGTTTTGTTTTTCCTAACCCTTGTTCATCACCTAAAAACCATTTATTGACATTTATTCCTTTTATAACTCCTGCCTCTTGATGTTTAAAAGGCTTTGTTTTGTAATGAAATGATGTGGGTAATTGTTTTGCGTGTGCATTATTTAATAATGAAACATCACCGACAACCTCATAATCAATAAAATTCTGTTTTAGTTCCCTCCTAAACAATTCAACTTTACTCAATGGTATTTCCCAAAGTTGTGTGTTAGGATTATATTGACGAAACGGGACACTTCTTATTATCTCTAATATGTCTTCATTATATTTGAATTTAACAAAGGCACTATAAGCACATTCAGAAGTGAATTTATCTGCTTTGTCAATAGTTATAGTTACCATTTCAACCTCCTTCATATTATTTATTGTAATGCAATTATAACAAAAAAATTATTGTATGTCAATAAAAATACACAGACTTTTTATAGCCTGTGTATTTTAGGGGAGGGTATATATATGATTACCTATTTACCGTCATTATTTGTACTTCTTTTTAATTCTTGAACGTCTTCTAATATGCTTTTTTGCCTTTCATCAAGTATATTTATAGCATTTTCGACACAATACATTCTTTCTATTAATGAGTTGTGCTTGTCCTGTTTTTTCTCTAACTGTTCAATTCTGTACATGGTTTTGCTATGATTAATAACATTAGATATAACAGTACCAGCTAATGCAAATACACCTGTAATTACAGCTACAATAATGGCTTCAAACATTATTTTACCCTTATCCTTTCTCCCGGAAATACAAGATTGGGATTCTTAATGTTGTTAATAAGCATAAGTTTCTGCCAAGTTGTGCCGTACTTCTGAGCAATTTTTGATAAATTTTCATCCTTCTTAACAATATGATACTGAACTGTATCTTTAGGTGTGGTTGAAGGTTTTTTAACTAATTCGTTAACAATGTTCTGAATTGTCTTATAGTCATATCCGGCTTCGGTTAATTTCTTTTTCCTAATATCTCCGTTACCCCATTTACCGTCAAGGACTTCTTTAGCAATTTCTTCGTTTGATTTTTTAACACTTTGTTTTTCTTCTACTGTATATTTAACCCAAGGTGTCATTAAGCCATGCTTAGTCCAGGTACCATTTTTACTGCCACCTTTACAATTATACCTTGTGCCCTTATCGTCAACATACGAATATAAAATTCCACCACCCCAGCTTGCTGTACATTCGATAACATTATACACCTTACCATTAATAGTACATTCTTCGCCTATATAACCGCCTATATGTCCACTCATATACAAAAGTCGGGGCTCATTTATTTTCAGTTTGGCAAAATCACTTGAAAGGTCTGTACATTGGGTAATTAAACCATATTCGGTACAATCACCTGTGTTACTTAAATCTCTCTGATAATACCCCACTGTTTTATTATTAACATCATACCCATTTAATAATGCTTTATATAAATTAACACAATCCGCACTTGTTCGGCCGTCCGTGTTAATATAGCATAAATTATAAGGATACTTGTTCTTATAAAATGTTTTCCTGTTAGCTAAGTTTTTTAAACTTTTTACTAATTCTACAGAAGTTGTTATTACCTTTGACATAAATACACCCTCCTTGTTATCTTTATTATACGGGTATATTTATATTGTGTCAACTAATAATCTACATAGAAAGCATTTGTTTAACCCAAGATGCTTTTTCTACATATTCACTATGAGATTTTTCCCAAGCACCCATCATATCATCAGGTATTTCAGGATATACTTTTTCAAGCATTGAAACATCTTCCATAGCAAATTCGTGAAGATTGCCTGCGTGTTCTAATTCTTGCATAGCCATTTCTTTATATTTAATAGCCCTGCTATTATTGTCCTTTGCTTTATACCATAAATATTTTTCAGCATATTCTTTAGCACTACATAATTCATCAGCTATGCCTTCAACATATTTTTTAATCTTTGTCATTTTTTAATGCCTCCAATATCGTATCAATTTTTAAATCCTGTTCTTTTAAATGAGAGTGGACTTCGGTGAGCACTTTATCTAATTGATTTGATAATTCGTCTTGATTAATATTCTCATCTAAGTTTTGAATACCAACCATAAGGCCAATAAGATTAACAACATCAATAAAAGTAAGCTCACCATTTAAGTCACTCCCAATTTTCATAAATTATGCCCCTGCCACTACAAGAGGAGGAAACTCACCTGCTGCATAAGTCCAACTATTCGGGAACTTTAACATTCCAGAAGTTGCCTGAGCAAGCTGAAGCTGATTAACCTGTGCCTGTAATGCCTCGATTTTGTTCTGTGACAAAGCATCGAGAATCTTCTGTGTATTTACAAGACTATCATATCTGTTCTGTGCCGAAGTTTCCTGAATAAGCATCTTTGTAGAACAGCAACATTCATTCTGGTTTGCTAAAATATTAGCAAGTCCGAGCTGAACATTTGAAATATCTCTTGCCATTTCGTTATAAAGATTCTGGTTTGCCATTAAACTATCATGGAATGTCTGATTTGTTGCTGCAACGGACTGTGCTGTACCCGAGCTAATGGCAGAGAGAATATCTCTTTCGTTAGCCATTGAGTTCTGAGCATCAAATCCTCTCTGAACTTCTGCACTTGTAGCATACTGATTGTTGGCACCGAAGCCACCAAAACCACCACCCATAAGTGCTAAAATTGCAAACAGCCATATCATACCGTTCCAGCCACCCATACCGTCATTGTTGAGCAAAGCTACATCTGCTGCTGATAATCCATTTTCCATAGCCATAGTTTTTCTCCTTTCTTTATATTTAAGCTTAGCGCTGTGCTTACTTAAATTGATTTAAAAACTGTTCGGGGTCAACACCTTTTTCTTCTGCTAATTTATAATAAGCAGTTTTTGGGTCGCCACCATTTTTATTTATATAATCCATAACCTGATTATATTGAGGATTATTTTTTAACATAGTATTTACAAACATGTTTGGGTTACGCATTGATTTAGCCATATTAAACATTTGAATAGGATTGTTATACATAATTAAACCTCCGTTTCATTAAAACATTTACCTTCATCAATTATTTTTAGTACAGAACAAGCCACTCTTATAATAAATATGACAGGTATATCTTTTATTTCTTTATCGTCTAATAATTCGCAATACAATTTTTCAGTATTCATAACATCTCCTCCTTGTTATGATTTTATTATAAAATAAAAAAGAAATCCCAACTTGTGAGATTTCTTTAAATAAAACAATATAAATTTTTTACAAGTTCTTTACACTAATGGCACAAACTTAATCAAGGCATTATATGAAGCACCTATAAATCGGCATTTCATACCTTTTTTAACAAACACTTCTTTTGAGTGAATATCTATTCCGTGTTTCTTTTCAAATTCAAAAAATGAGTTTCCACTTGCACCATAGATATTAACTTTGGCAAAATCTTCAGCACTATCAAATTCAAGCATTAAGTATCCGTCTGCGGGAAATACAAAATAATCAGATGAGTAACTTTCGTCTACTTTAATGACTTTTCCGAAATTATTACTTTCAGTATCAGGTTTGTTATCCCAATATTCCATATCATCATCCGTGATTGACATTGTGGCAAAAGGTAATTCTGATAATGAGTGTATTCCGTCACCTATTTTAATTCTCGGAATATTTATATCATTCTCTGTTCTGTAATCAGAATAGATATACAGAGTGCCTTTTCCAGATAAGAAATCAGGTATTCTTGCCCATTCTGACATTGAGTGATAAACAACACATCTGCAACAATTTAGAGCTTCTTGTTGCTCTATGTGACGGACATTATTTCTGAGTATCTTATCAATTTTATTTCTTACTCTTCGCATTGTTACTGCTACGGTAGATTCTGAAATATTTAATTCAATACTTATTTGAACATCTGTCCAATCTCTTGCTTTTAACTCAAAGCATCTGCTTTCAATATCTGTGAAATTACACTCTTCTCGGAATAAATCAAGTTCAGACTGTGTAAAGTTTGCTATCTTCATTCTTTGCCCTCAAGTTTGTTATACTGAATAGTCGAAACACCAAGAATCGCACCCAAGAATGTGTCGATTGCTATAATTGTTGCTTCGATTTCTCCAAGATACGGGAATCCCCATACTTTACCAAGAGTGAACCAAAGAGTAGCAATAGCAGGTAACACTATCATACAAACCCATTTTAAAACATCATACACTTTGCTTGGAATAATCATAATTTTTCCTCCTTTTAATTATCATTTTTATTATTCATAGCCCATAAGGCTAATGCTAATACTATTAAGAATATTATAAATGCTTTAAACATAATTTTAATCGTAAGAAAACTCCCTGTCACTTCCTGCACCACATCTTGTCAGGTAAACTTTTTTATTTAATGTATCAACCTGAACAACATCAAAGCTATGCTCTGTGTCAGTTCCAAGAGTTCTTTCGCCTTCTGTATACATTCTTCCCATCATAGCATCACAATTTGTTACAATCTGTAACAATTCTTCTGTGTTTCCACTATCACTTGAAGTAAGGACAGCATCATAATCGTCATGAACATGACCTAAAATCCAAAATGCCAAGTTAGCGGACATATTCTTTTTACATGCTAAAATGTCATCCTTTATTTGCAAATTGGTTTCCGTAATGCTTTCGCTTGGAGAAACACCGTAATAATATCCATGAGTGAGTAAAATAACTGTCCAAGAAGAATCAAGTTCTTCCATCTTTGAAATTGCCCAAGCTTTTGAAGGCTGAACATATTGTTCTTCTACCATGCCCGGATATAAGGAATCGGAAAGATAGAACATCACAATTCGTACTTTCTGAACAGGGAAGTCCCAATATCCATAATTGACAGATTTTTCTGTTACAGCAAAAGATTCGCTTCTTTTGGTATAGATTGCGTATGCTTCGGAATCTGTAAGCATTATTGTTCTGTCTGTATTTCCACTTGAACCATTTCTATCGTGATTTCCTAATGTAGTAAATACATTCAAATCGCTGTCTAAACCATCATAAAAGGCAAAGGCTTCTTCTATCGCCGCTTCTTTTGTGGAGTGATAATAGGAAATAGCATCTCCACCTAAAAGAACATTCTTTATGCCACTTTTCTTTGCAATACGATTTACAAGACTTGGAGAATTATGTGCATTGTTGTCCCAATGCCAATCTGTAACAAAGATAAACTCAACACAATTTGCACCACATTTAATCTGATTTTCCCTAACCTTTTCAAGTGTATCTTCAACTTCCGAAAGCCAATAACTCGGAATCGCATTCCCACCCGAATTGATTCTGTTCATAATGTCCCAATATGTTCGATTATTAAAGGATATATCGGCAATCTGGTCTACTCTTGTTGTTAAACGAATATAACAAGTCTGTGTAAATGTGTATGTTCCTGTTTTCGCCACATTGTAACCATCTCCAAGAACACTATCTATTGCATTTCCATCTAAATCATATACATAAATTACATTTACACTTGTTCCACCAAATAATGTGTAATAAAGAGTTTCTCCCTGATAACACAAAATTCTTTCAGAAGATTTATAATTTGCACTATAAGTAAACCCATAAAGATTATTCTGTGCAAAATAACCTGTTTTCTTAAACACAAAATCTGTTGTCAGATATGACTTGTCAATAAGCCTTGCATCTTCCTCAACATTCTGTTCGGGTAAAACATATAATTTGCATCCCGAAATTTCTAATTCTGAAAATGCAAAACTACTTTCGTCAAGTTTTGTAAAATAAACATAAAGGTCTGCCGGATGTTTTACAAAAAACTCGTGTATTCCTTCTGTATTGAAATAATCAGACCTGTTGACTAAAACATTTCCTGTGCTGACTTCGTTTACTCTTGCACCATAGCCGCTCGGAAGATTTATTTCAATTCTTGTGGGACTGTTTACAGTAAAATATGAATTTAATCGGAAAATGTCATATATTGCTGAACCATCTGCCGCCAAACCGTTTGTTGCAAAGAAATCAAGATGGCTTGAAATATACTCGTTTGTTACATCCTTTTTAGTAAGTTTTAAAAGTTTTATACGATTATATCTGCTGTTTGAAGATGCCGTAATCTTTATTTTCTTAACATTGTAAGGAACCACCCATAAAACATCCTTTTCTTCATGAGCTGTTGAAGAACTTAACCCCAAAGGTATTCTGCACACAATGTTATCAGACTCGTCATATCCAAAGGAAAATGATGTGCTTGAAAAAGCTCCTGTGATTAAGATAATATCGTGAGGAACAACTGTTGCTGTGTGGAGATTCCACGAAACATTAGATGTTTCTGTTCCTTCCGAGTTAATTCTCATGCCGGTCTGCGTTGTAAAGGATAAACATGTAAAACTATACTTTTTCTCATTCATTAAGTCTTTCATGACATAACGAATATTATCCTCACTATCCTGAATGAGCTTCGGAATATCGCTTGTTTCAAAATACACATAATTTGATTTTTGTTTCACATTAAGGGAAATGATGATATAGCCATCTGCAAGAACAGTAAATATATTTGGTGCATCTGTCGAAGGATATGCTGTATAACAGGCTGAACTTGCTTTGACGTAGGTATCAAAAGAATTTGAGGTATAAAATGCTATTGAGGCTGTGCTTGATGAAACTGTGCCATAATAAGCAACCTTTTCTCCCGCTTTAACCGGGATAAAATCTGTCCGTTTGTAATTGCCTGAACTGACTTCTGAACCTGTATTATAGTCAATATATTTGCTTGAAATAATAAAATCTTTTTCATTAAGATTTAGTCTGCCTATTGCTTCGGCTTCTTCTGAACGTATACTTGTATCATAAATGCCCTCTTCAATTTTGTTAAGATTGTCAGCATTTATGGCGGGAACTGTATCGTTTACCCATATTGTTTTTGCGTATGACATTTTATTCCTCCTGTTTTATTTCTTCTAACTCTTTTAACACTTCTGCATCTGCCTTCTGTTTTACCTCTGCATATAATTTTTCAATTACTAGCAAAAGCACTTCAAAAGGCAAATTAGAATTATTAAGTGTATCTATAAGATCCTTTTGTAATTTTCGTATTCTTAAATTATCTCCCATAAAGCCTCCTGCTAACTTGTAGTTCTCTTAAAACCGTATTGGCAATCAGGATCAGACATAGGTGTAATTGTGTACTTATAGCCTGCCATCCAAAAGAACATGTTAGGGCTTCTTAGTGTTCCTATGGTAAGGTCTGAAGAACTTAAACTGTTTGCATCAAGTTTGTCTGTGGCTATCGTTCCGGCTGATATTCGAGAACCATTTAAAGAACCCGAAGTTATATTGCTTGCGTTAAGTTTTATGATGTTTATTGTGCTTGCGTCTATTGTTCCAGAACCTTTAATTTGAACACTTCCGTTCTTTTCCAAGGCCCAGATAACAGCATCATTATTGTTTCTATCAAAACAAGCTATCGTGCCATCTGACTGAATACTTATTTTCGTATGAGTGTTGCCACTTTGATATTCTTTTGAAATTTCATTACTGCTTATTTCCCAACCTGCAATACTGCCCGTTCTTGCGTTGACTTCGCCCGTTACTTTGAGCCCTGATGAGTTAAGCAGCATTATTTGACTATTGTTTGCCTTCCATTCCATTTGAGAATCTGTTAATTCCCAGGAAAAACTTGTCTGTCCCACCGGACTTGTTTTGGAAACTTTATTTTCAATGCTTGTTGCATTTTGGGTTATTTGTGATTCCAAAGAAGTTGTCTGTGAAGGGTCTGGAATAGTGCCATCAAAAATCTGATTAGTAATAATACTTTTTGTCTCGTCTATATTTCTTTCAAGCTTATTTGACTTCCCTTTTAATTGGTATAGCTGAGAATCTACTGTATTTACAGCTTCTTCTCGTTCTTTAAGCCCTTCAGCTGTGTATTCATCTCTTTGTGCTTGTATGCCTTTATATGTACGGTTAAGGATATAGGAAACTATTTCTGTTCCGTTTACCAACTCGATATAGAAACCGTCCCCTGTTTCATAACAAGGATTTCCTTTTAATTCTATTTGACACGGCGTATAGTAAATATCTTTTATTCTGTTTAGTATATTTGTTGCTACTGTCGATAATTGAGCTGATGTTTTTTCATACAAAATAAGGTTATTTCCCATTATGTATGTATTATCACCACTTCCTACGGAAATAATCTGTTCATCATCACTATCACGAATAATAAGCTTCGTTATCTTTGAAACCTGATAATCTTCATATATTGCCGATATATATTTTCCTTTTTCGCCTATTTCGGATGCGTCCTTATGGCTTGACGGATATAATGAAGTCGAAGGATATAAAGTAAGGGAAGGATATAGCCCTGTCCCTATCGGCTTTAAGTAATAGTATTCAAAATTTCCGCTTCTATTTATTTTTCCGAAACAACCATTTGTCGCACAGATAGCCCTGATAACATCTGCACCACTTAATGTATTACCGCCTACCGTTTTGTAAACGTCCAAGCTATCATTATCAAGAGTAATTGTTTCTTGTGTTATTCCGAAATAAGAGAAAAAAGAATCTCTAAACTGCTTTAATGTGATGTGTGAAGTTAAATCAGGAAGTATTGTGTTATACCAATCCATGACATTAGAATTTATAATATCATACAAAGCATCATAAGCAACAACTTCCTTTTTTTGCTTATCGGCTGTTAAACTATCCTCGATAACCTTATATATTCCAAACTGAAACGGATGGCTTGTATCATCATTAAGCACAACCTTTACAGTAAGGACTTTGCCTTTTAACTCTCCTAAATATGAAGTTGTAAATTTTAAACAAGATGCGTTGCAAGAACCAAAAACTAAATCTTCTTCTGCACAAACCATTTCTGTTAGTTCAAAACTTTCAGAATAAATGTCCGCATTAGTAAGATTTACACTACTACCATCTGATATGTCTAAACTTTTTCTGACGCTATCTTGATTAAATAAGTCAATATTTACATAATTTATCATATTTAATAACCTATAAACGCAAACCTTATTGTATCATAAATTAATGTAGCACTATTTTCCTGCCGTATAATTGTTATTTGAGGGTCAGGCATATACATATCTTGTGTGACATAATTTCCAAATTCAGGAATAAAAGCTGTAACACTTGCTTTTCTTTCCTGTGCGATTGTGAATTGACTTCTTATATTATTCATTATATCATCATATTCTGTATTTGTTAAGCCTGACCTTAATTCAAACTCAATTTTAGCAGGTGTATGAGGAAGTGCATTTCTATGAAGTATACCATTAGCATCACGATAAGGGTCTAAATCCTGAATATTCCACTCTACTTTGTATGATTTTAAAATTATACCACGCATAGGAAAAGTATAATTACCAATCTGTAATAAATATCCTAAATATGCCATTAGAACAAACTCCTTCCTGTTGACCTTTTATGAATATCATTTTGTTTAACAACAGCTCTTGCGATTTCTCGACCATCTATAATTACAGGCACTATTAAATCACCATTACCACCAAAACCACCAGAGGCTAAGACTTCTGCAACTGCTTGTTTAATTGTGTCAAGTGGTGTTTCAATATTTGTACCACTCTTTTGGTCTCCTAACATAGCAAGGAAAGGTGAATTAGGAGGAATTACTGCTCCCTGTGCCAAAGCCGGAATTCTTAATTTCGTTATAACAATTTTCTGTATCGGTGAAATATCAGTCCAACTATCACCTGTTAATTTTGAAGCTGCACCTACGAATTTATTAAAACCAGCAAGGAATAAGTTTATAACCAAGATGATGTTATTTATGTAGGTTTCAATTTCTGTAATTAAACCATTAATCCATTCAAGTGTTCCGGCTACAGCACCTTTAATTGCCGCAACGATTGTAATACCTACAAGCTTCATTCCAATCTTAAAGTTCTCAATAAGAGGATTAATATAATTAAAGAATTTGTCCACATATTTTTTAAGGTACTTATTATACAAATCAACTATAAGACCAGCAAGGAAATCGTGTGTACCTTGAATTACTGTTTTAATAATATTAAGTCCATATTTTACATATTCAAAAAAGGTTGATAAAACTCTTTTTGCAGCCTCTACGAACTCATTAAATACAGTTTTTAACGCATTAAAGAATTCTACTAATTCTTTCCACCTTTCATCAATACCTGCTTTTAATATTACGAAGAAAGCTTTTAAAATAATCCACATACCTTTCATTATTCCACCAAAAAATTCGAGGATAGGTGATATTTTATTATAAACACTGAGGATAAATTCTGAAATTGCATTTAAAACTGTGCTTATAAATACTGTAAATCCTTGCCATAAATTAGCAAAGAACTGTTTTATTGCTTCCCAATTATTTACAATAAAATCACGGACTAAAAC